GCGGAGTAATCCTGAAGCCAGAACTACTCTAGATTCACTTCATAGGGTACGTATTCAGAATATTCAGGAAAGAGAGAACGATTCTGGCTCACTCAAGACTGAGATCACTGAGCTAAGCGCCAAATGCCGTGAGATAACCGATGAGGTTGAATATGAGCAATTACAAAAAAGAATACGTGGAATAGAAAAGGAACTAGAACTTCGTAAAAATGGTAATGAGTTTTATGATTATTTTTTAAATACGGGTGATATCTTATATAATTATTATGAGATTCAGGAGAAGATTCAAAAGGGTGAGGAGCCGTCTGTGAAGCGGGCAGGTATGAAGGCCAAGCCTGGATCTGTTCTGGCTGCTCTGGAATCAGCTGCGGCCACGGAGGGTCCTGAGACGGTTCAGGTTCCTGTGTCCCAGAATAGAGGTCAGCAGCGCCGTGATAAACTTCTGGAGCAGTATCTACTCAAGGTTCATCCTGAGCATGTGCGCGGCTCCAATGAGATTGAGAATGACCCCTATGGAGAGTGCGAGGAGTGTAATACAGAGATGATTTTCAGTGCGAATGAGGCCGTATTCACCTGTACTCAGTGCGGATTCCAGGAGTTTGTTCTCGTTGACTCAGATAAGCCGAGCTACAAGGATCCTCCACGGGAGGTCAGTTACTATGCCTATAAGCGTATTAACCATTTCAATGAGTGGCTGGCGCAGTTCCAGGCCAAGGAGAGCACCGAGATTCCTCAGGAGGTCTATGAGGCCATCTGCGCTGAGCTGAAGAAGGAGCGTATTCTGGATTACCGTACGCTGTCTAGGCAGAAGGTCCGTGAAATCCTGAAGAAGCTCAAGTATAACAAATACTATGAGCATGTTCCGCATATTATCAATCGCCTGAACGGGCAGAATGCTCCTGTGATGAGCCGTGAGATTGAGGAGAAGCTCCGTTACATGTTCAAGGAAATTCAGCCGAGCTTCCAGAAGAATTGCCCCAAGGATCGGAGCAATTTCCTCTCCTATTCCTATGTCCTCTACAAATTCTGTGAGCTCTTGGAGCTTGATGAATATCTCTCATCCTTTCCGCTGCTCAAGAATCGCGACAAGCTTTACGTACAGGATAAGATTTGGGAACTAATTTGCAGGGATTTGGCGTGGCAGTTTATTCGTTCTGTTTGATAGTAATGGAACTAACCGGCCCATGTGTTTACAGGGCAGGAGTATTCAAAAATCTGAAACATTTTCAGATCCTTGATGCCTCTTTTGAACATGATGGGAAAGTTACACCTCTGCCAGAGAATACCTTTTGTGTAGAGCATATGGGTAGCACACTATTTGTATATCATGGCTTCAGATTCATTGACGAGGATAGTCATATATGTAGTTCAGGATGGGGCAATAAGAATATGCCTCTAGACACCTTTAAAGGTATGAAGAAGAATCTTTTCCGTCATGTACATGATGGGGCCATGTTTCGGATCTTCTTTTCTGAGAAAGTGGCGGAGGAGCTTCGGAACTTTGTTACATAAAGCTCTACAGCATTTTCGTGTAGATGTACTTACTACGTGAAGGCAGCGCCTCAACTGATGAGCCGCTGTTTTTACGTCTTCCTGTGGCGCCGGCTGATTACAAGGAGCGACAGCTGATTCTGTTTCCAGAGTTATCGGTGGCAAAGTGGTTCTATGAATCTGGAATCGCGGAACGTTCCCTCATAAACTGGGTGACGGAGACTTTTATTTCACCCGATAAGGACTTTATAGATATTGGCGCACATGTGGGGACCTACGCATGGACGTGCGGCAAGAAGGCGCGGCACACCTACGCCTTTGAATGTAGTCCGAAGACATTTTGCTATCTGGCTGCGAATGTAGCTCTACAGGGGCTTGAGGAGCGGATATCCGTGTATCCGTTCGCCATCGGTTCTTCAGAAGGGAAATCATCGTATTATATCCGATCGGAGGATGGGGGTGGGAACGGCGTACAATATCTCTCGGAGGCCGATAATGAGCGGGACTCACTGATAGTACAGATGAGAACTCTGGATTCCTTCAATCTGAGAAATATTGGTTTTATCAAGATTGATGTGGAGGGCTTTGAGCTGGAAGTTCTGAAAGGGGCCGAGGAGACATTATCACGCAATGGATACCCCAAGATTCTTTTTGAGTGTTGGGGAGAGTGGAAGGAGGCCGAGGGGGTGCCGGCGAAGAAACTGAAGGCTGAGCTATTCTTGTATCTGGAACAGATCGGCTATACTATTAAACCCATTCAGGGATATCCTGATATGTTTATTGCTGAATACCCAGCGGTGCGGCTGTCAATCTAAGCGCTAAGCGAGGCTCTTTAGAGCCGAGCGCCTGGAAAGCCCACTAGGTTCGCACCGATGCCAAAGCCCGCACCCTGGCGCGCCGTCGCGCCGATGCTGGGGCTCACTACATCCAGGATGGCGAACACGGCCGCCGCCACCACGCCGAGAGTGAGGATCTCATCCCAGGGGAGGCGGTGGCGGGGCACGAAAATCGCAGCTACGGCGACGAAAAGGCCCTCCACTAAATACTTGATCGCACGGTTGATTATCTCTGATGTGGCGCTCATAGCTTCTATATTTGTTCTATAGATTTTTCTGCTGGTGGACAAATCGGCGAAGGCATTTGTCTGCGGTGTGGACAAATAGGCGAAGGCATTTGTCTGCGGGGTGGACAAATAGGCTAAGGCATTTGTCTGCCGCGTATTTCCGTCTAAAGGGAACCTGATAGCCTACATCAGAATGTCTACCCCTGATCGCGAGGACTTCCTAGAAGAGGACGCAGAGATCGCCGGCCAGAAGTTTTGTCTTCTGAGTTTCCTAAGTCCGGAGAAGGTCCTTGCCAACAAGGACCTCTATATGTTCGGCCAGTTTGTCAAGTCCTACGAGTTTCAGAGCCGGACGAAGAATCTTGAGGCGTACCTGATGAAGGTGGTGGGCGACATCAACGGCAAGCTGGATGCGGAGGCAAACGCGCTTGATGCGAAGGACCTCAGCGGCGCGGCCGATGTCTGCCGTAGTTCACGCCTCCGTGTGGACAAGCTGATGGACGAGTACCACCAGTTTGTCAAGACAAACGAGCGTGAGCTGAAGGAGTCAAAGCTCAAGGAGGCCTTTGATGATTACCTCTTTGCGCACAAGTCCAAGCTGGAGGATGAGTTCTATGCCAAGAACGAGTTCCGCACAACTGTCCGCGGTCTCAAGGTGCGCGGCGTCTATGCTTCACAGGCCGAGGCGGTGGCGCGCTCAAAGAAGCTCCAGCGCCAGGATACTCTCCACAACATCTTTGTAGGTGAGGTGGGTAAGTGGCTACCGTGGGACCCGGAGCCCGCGGAGGTGTCGGAGCAGGAGTACGCTGAGGACCAGCTCAACACGCTCATGAAGAAGTACAAGGAGAACGAGGAGGCGCGTGAGGTGTTCCAGCGCGAGCAGCGCGGTCGTGCCACTGCCAAGAAGCCTGCGGAGCCTGGGATGACGGTTGTATCTGAGAGCGCGGTGCCGCAGGAGTCATTCTCCGATATGTTCGGCTCTTCAGGTCATGCGGATCTTGCCATGGCCCGCAAGCTGGCGCCGAAGGATTTATCTGGCAATTAATAGATGTGCCCCTCCTTCCTTGCCCACATGCTTAGTGGAGTCCTAATGGCTATCGCGCTGTACATCGCAGTGACCTCGTTTGGCTCTCTGCGCAGACTTGATACGTATCGCATGCTTGTTCTGGTGCTGCTGTTTTCCATTGTAGTTGGTATCCATGGTATTTCTCATCTCGGCTTGAGAAAGACATATGGCTATAACATGTTACTCTAAAGAGTTTCAAACTCAATCAATACCGTTAAAAACTAAAGTTAGGCGCGCTGCGCCCAACTTTAGTTTTTAAGATACGTAACTTGAAATACCGATTAACTTCGGTATTTCACGGTAAAGTTCTTATAAAGAGCTTTCTTGATTATCTACGACGCGTTCCGTGGGAACGCTTCTTACGTGTTCCCGCGGAACGCTTCTTACGACGTGTACCACCAGCCTGCTTCTTTCGTGCACTCTCCTCACGAGCTATTATATGTTGCCAAACATGTCCAATAGAACTAAAATTCGGCGGTAATCCCTCAGCGGGGGGTCTCTTTCTAGCTGAGCCGTTGGGCATCTCTTCTTACTACTTGTCGGGAAAATAGTCGTTCGTGATGGGAGCCATCACGGGGCGGCACACGTTCTCCTGGCAGAACTCACCCTCCTTACATGTCACGCCCTTGCAGTCTCCCTTGCGCGAGTCCACACCCCCAGTGGCCTGGAAGCCCTCGGGGAATGAACGCGCAAAGGTACGGCGGATTACGGGGAGAAACGCCACAGCTGCGAGAAGAACTAATACGAGTCCTAAGAGAGAATAGCCTCTGCGTCCCTTCATTTCTATTGTAGGGGCTCCATTTTACGGAAGAACCGGAAGAGGGTTTCTATCATGCATCTCGGGTATGTCAGACTTTTGACAGAAGCCATTCATGCATCGCTTCGGGAAGGGGCACGGCTCCAGATCCAGTCCACACCGCTGGGGCTGTCCATAGATCTGGAATCCCTCCTGCGCTAAATAGGGATTGATACGATATACGCGATCCGCGAGAAGTAGAACAATAGCTAGAGCAGCGATTAAGCCTACTGAATATAGATCAACCTTCATCTACCTTGCTAGTTCTTTTTCTGCACGTTGAGCAAGGGCCCCTTGAGCTTGCGCGCATTCATCGGATCAAAGGAGTTGTCCTCCTCCTCCTGCTTATCTCTGAAGTAGTTCGCAGAATGCTGCCAGAATTCAGCCGCCCCAATACGGAAATCAGGATGCAAATCGGCCTTGTACCAGAAAATACAATCTTCCAGCTTTGCTGACTGACTTGTATTGTCCACCACGAGGCACTCATAGTTCTGTGTACACTGGTCCATGATCTGACAGAAAAACTCAAAGCTCGGGAAGGCACTCGCGTAGTTCTCAAAAATGCGCTTGCGGTTCGTCGCATACGGCTCGCGCAGAATGAACACAAAGTCCACGTTGGTACGTAGGGCCGGCTGGATACCCAGCGGATACTGCATAGTGATGATGAAGAACACCTTCAGCCAACGGCCGTTCATGAAAAGATAGCGAATGTTCTTGTCATGTGTCCAGCTGTCGTCGTACATACAGTCATCCAGAATCATAAATGAGCGCGGGTCCAGACGGGACTTTCCACCTCCCTGCTGCTCACGCTGAATACGGGCCATAATCATCTTCTGGCGTTTCACGAAGTTGGCCAGAATCATTGGCGAGAATTCACCATGGATGAAAAGCGGCGGAATCATCTTTCCGTAGAAGGAGTTTGACTCCTCTGTACCACTGATAACAGTACCAAGCGGCATCTCCTGATGGTGAAATAGCAGATCACGCACAAGAGTGGATTTACCCGTACGACGACGCCCAATAAAAATCACGACAGCATCCTGTGGGATTTTGCGCATATCAAACTTCTTCAGTGATACATTGACGGCACCCGACATATTTCAACTGTATAGAGATATACTTTTTTGGCTGTGCGTCACAACGCAATCTAAAGGGTCTTAAATCCCGTAAGAATGGACACGAATCTCCGGGGTATGAATTTACCCTCACCACGCTTCCGGTTGGCGCCGCTGCCAAAAGAGCTGTGCGAAGTACGAGGCTTTAACTCCCTCCAGACATTCTTCCCAACTCTTTCCAAACTTTACCGCCTCAGCAAACACCAGACCGACGGAGTATGGTTTGATTCCAAGTGGCGCATTGTGGGGATTGATATTTCGGGAACATCCGGCCCCTGTTCCTTGAAGCTGGTGCCGAATCAGGATTTGTCAGGAGACATCTCGGGGGGGCGCGAGCACAATGCATACCTCAAGGTCACACACCTTCTGGATCCTGTAAAGTGGATGAAGGGGAAGTACAGTCTTCCGAAACAGAATGGCCTCCCCTGGCACAACAAGACATGGGCCACCGCCTGGACAAAGCTCCAGGATCCATGGAATCAGGCCTACGTGGAGGCAGTGGCCTCCTACGCCCTCGGCCGTCTTCGCGATGAGGGTATATCCCCTCATTTTAACGAGTTCTATGGAGCCTTTTGCGCCCGGGCAGACCTATACCGATACAATATGACAGAGGAGTTCGGCAGTTTCCGGAATGCCCGCTGGTTCTGGCACGGACAGAAAAAGGGGCTCTACAAGCTGTGTGTTATCAATACGGGCGCCCCTGAGAAGGGTATTGATGATGAGACTCTACAGGAGTATTTACGTGAGCCATCCGTTGTGAATTCAGATGACGCTAGCAGCGGGTCTGAGCAAAGCGGAACAGAAAGCGAGACAGACAGTGTAGAGGAGATTGAGTCACAGGATGAGATTGAAATCAGCGAGGGGGTCCTTGAGGAGGTTGCCTCCATTCATTCGGGCGAGATGTCCGAAATCTCCTTTGCGGAGGAATCCGAGGGCTCGGAGGAATCTGAGATGCCGGACGAGACACACAAGATTTACTCGGAGCTGTCCGACTTCCCTGTCATGCTAATCGCCATTGAACAGAACAGTGGAACAATGGATGCTCTCTTGGACAACATTGATGAGATTGGCGCCAAGCACGGAACACCTGAGTGGGAGCTCCGCTGGTCTGCGTGGCTCTTCCAGGTTATCGCGGGCCTCACGGTCGCCCAGGCCGTCTTTGGCTTCACCCACAATGATCTTCACACGAATAACATCGTGTGGACACCTACGAAGGAGGAGTTCATGTATTATACTCTTGCCTCGGGGGCGACATTCAAGGTTCCCACCTTCGGTAAGCTCTTCCGTATTATTGATTTCGGTCGTGCCATTTTCAGTATCAATGGAAACCAGTTTATCAGCGATGACTTCCGCGCCGGAAATGATGCGGATGGTCAGTACAGCTTCAAGCCCCTACACTCGCGCCCTTCCGAGGAAGTTCTTCCCAATCCCTCCTTTGATCTTTCCCGCCTCGCAGTAAGTCTGTTTGAGTCTCTATGTCCTGATCCGCCACCGGATCTAGAGAGCGGCGCTATTCTGAGCTCCGAGGATGGTCTTACTATCAGCGAGACAGAGTCACCCCTTTTCAATTGCATCTGGTCCTGGATGATTGATGATGAGGGTATGAATGTTCTTGTGAATTCGGATGGGTCGGAGCGTTTCCCTGATTTTGATCTGTACAAGCACATCGCCGCGCATATCCATGGGGCGGTGCCTTCACAGCAACTGAAGCACCCAGCTTTTGACCGATTCCAAGTGAATCCGTCAGAAGTTGGTAATGTTAAGAAGTGGTCATTGTTCTGTTAGCTTTAAAATCGCGGAACACCCACCTTGACCTCCATCTCATTTGAAACCGACTCAACTATCCCTGTTTTCTCCGTTGTGAACAGGGCTAGAGGAACAAGTCCCATAACAAACTCCACGATGCTTGAAGAAGACTCGGGGAGTAGCTGCATGATCATTGCCACCATGATGGCGCCGATGATAAAGTCGCGGCTGAGGCTCTTTGCAGTGGGAACCTTCTCCTCAATAAACTGCGTACTCGCAGCTCCCAGTGACGAAATAACAACTCCTCCTAGAACCATTCCAGCGACTAGGGGGGTTTGTGACATTTTTCTGGGCGACAGGGAGGAAAAAAAGACGCGTCCTCTCACGCGAGTTCCTCAAAATCCATTTTGAGAATTTCATTGCCGGCATCCAGATCCTCAAATCCGTCCAGCGGCTCCGGGGTACCTTCCAGGATCTTAATCTCCTCATCGGCATTCTCAAAGAGCTCTTCCATCTCTACTGGGGCCTCAATAGGTGTTGTCTGAAGGCCGGTGAAGGCAATAGAGGGCTTCTCCTCAGGCTCCTGAGGCTTCTCCTCGGGCTTCTCTTCAGGCTTTTCCTCGGGCTTCTCTTCGGGCTTTTCTTCAGGCTTCTCAAGCTTGACCTCTTCCTTTTCCTCCTTGACCTCCTTCACCTCCTTGACCTCTTTGACCTCCTCCTTCACCTCCTTGACCTCCTCCTTGACCTCCTTTACCTCCTCCTTGACCTCTTCCTTCTCCTCAGG